CCGGCCAGCGCCGTGAAGCCGCCTCGAAACCTGACGCAAACCCACCGAGACGCGCCCCCTCCGGAGCAGATCGAACTCATAAAAAAAAGCGCAGGCCTCCCTTTCGGCCTGTTCGCATTTCTCGTTTATTACACCGGCTGTCGCCGGGGCGAGGCGCTGGCCCTCACCGGCGCCGACATTGATCGAAAGAAAAATCTTGTACACATCAAAAAATCCGTGTATCATGTAGGCAACTCGCCCCACATCAAGCAGCCGAAGTCTGACGCCGGATGCCGGGATGTTCCGCTGCTTCCGGCACTGGCCAAGCTGCTCCCCAAAAAGCTGGGGAAAGGCTACCTGTTTGCGGAGCCGGACGGCAGCCTTCTGACAAACGATCATTTTACTGCTCTGTACGATGCCTACCGGGACGCCAGCGGCGTCACCGTCACGCCGCACCAGATCCGCCACGGCTACGCCACCGCCCTGCTGGAAAGCGGCGTGGATCCCAAAACGGCGCAGGTGCTCCTTGGCCACGCCCAGCTGTCCACCACCATGGACATCTACACCCACGTCCGGGACGGCCAGCTGAAGGCCGCTGCGGAAAAGATGGAAAAGGGCTTCTGAACATATATTTTCCGGCTGAACACACTTCTGAACACAGAAACCCGCAGACCGTTGAAAACAGCCGGAAAGAATAGGGTTCAAATCCCTCCTTCCGCGCCAAATGAAAAACCGTTGGAACTGCTTGTAATGCTTGCAATTTCAACGGTTTTTCGCTGTTTTTAACTATCCGTTAGAACCAGATAGAAGCGGTTATAAGGGGATGCGTGAACACAGTCCCGAACACAGTCAGCCCTGCTCCCCCGCCTTGACGATGCCGTGGTAGTAGGCTGCCAGCTTTTCCTTGGGACCGGGGCCGTCCTTGTCAAAGAGGAACGCCTGGGCCAGATCCGCGAAGAATTCCGCCGTGCTGACGCCGTAGTGGATGGCCACGCTGCCGTAGTCGGAGTACATCATGTTCATGGTGACCCACCAGCACCACGGGGTGATATGGTCCCAAGACAAACCCATGCTCTCCGCCAGGGCCGTGGTCTGATCCATGGGCCAGTGCGGGCCGGTGGTACCGTCCTCGTTGACCATGTGAGCCGCCCACGCCTCCGCGTTGGCCTTGGTCATCTCCCGGCCCGTGCAGATAGCTTTCTCTGCACCCTTGAGCATGTTGAGGCATTCCACCATCGCCATGATCCCTTGCGCCGCGTTAGGGGTGGCAGGATTCCGCATATACTCCCGGATGCTGTATTCCAGCTTGGGAATATACGCCTTGATTTGCTCATGCAGATTCTCCATGGTTGTCCTCCTCTCCGGCCGTCGGGGCCTTCATGGCCTCCTTGACCTTATCAATGGCAGCGTTGCCGATCTGGTTGCCGATGCTGCGGCCGGTAGGTGTGGCAGCCATGACGCCCAGCAGCATTCCGATTAACAGCTGCATCATGCCGCGCCTCCGTCAGATCCGCTGGACCCGCAGGGCCACGTTGTCAACGGTGGCCTCCACGCCGGTCAGCACCAGAGTCAGAGCCGCACCGGCAGCACAGCAGGGCTGCCGCACCAGCGCCGTGAGATCGAGGTTGACCGTGCCGCTGGCCGCGCCGGTCTCGGTGGCAGTGGCGCCGGGGACAGCTACGCCGTCCTTGTAGAGCGTGACGGTGACAGCTCCGGCCGCCGTGAGGGTGGCGGTGATGGAGGCGTCCACGTCATAATAGCCGGTCCCGGCAAGGTTGACCGCGTTGCCGTTGAGGGCAATGTCGCAGCCGTACCGCCGGATCAGGCCGCCCAGAGGAATGACGCCGCCAACAGCTACCGCCGTGGGAGTTTGCATGGCAGTGTACAAAGCAGATTTACAACTCATAATACTCTCCTTTCAAAATTAAAGGGCGGGGCACCGGCCCCGCCCATTACCCGGCCAAAGGGGCCTGAACTATTTCCGATGTGGAAAAGTTGCTCAGATGTTGCCGCTGCCGTTGCAGCCGCAGGATGCGGGAATAATCTGGCCAGCGCAGGTAGACGCCACGCCGTACAGATTCGGCTTCGTCAGCATCCGGCCCTCGATGGCATCCAGCCGGCGGTTAAAGCCGCAGCAGCAGTCGGAGATCTTCGCCGCCAGCGCGTCGGTCTGCTCCTTGGTGAAAATGCCGTTCTTGAGGTTCTGGTTCTCCGTCTTGAGATCATAGATGATCTCCTGAAGGCGCTGCTCATAGATCCGGCTGGCCTGAGAGGTGATGGCCTCAGTGCTGGCGTTGATGGCCATGCGGGTGGCATTGCTCTGCTGCTCGATGAGGTACTGGGTCCGGGCGGTGTCGGTGATCTCCTGCTTCTCGACCTGGCAGTTGCTCACGCGGCTGCAGCCGCCCTCCTGCGGGGGATAGGGATTGTTGCCGCGATTCCAGCCCCAGCCGCCGCCGAAATTCCCACCGAAAATGGCGAAAATCACGATGATGACAAAAAGGACTGCAATCCAGCTCATACCAGTGCTACGATCTTCCATGTGTTCGTGCTCCTTTCGTGTTTTTATTCCATCCGGCTATTTCAGTCGGGGGAATTTGGTGGAACCGCCCGCTTTCCCCTTCTGAGGGGCCTGTGAGCCGTTCTGTGCGCCGCCAAGGATCTTGTTGGCATCGGAGCGCAAAGCCTCCGGTGTGGTCCCCAGAAGGCTGCACAGGGCCTTTGCCTGCATGGTCTTCCCGTAGCGGGCATACAGGCTATTGGCAATATTGGGATCAATGCCCAGCCGCCTGGCTGTGCTCTGGACGCCCTCCAGCGTATCAGCCGTCCCGCTGATCGCCTGCTCCGCCTTCTGCACCGCGTTTTGCAGGTCGGCGCTGGGGAACATCCTCGACGCGGCCGCTATGATCTGCTTGAGATCCATTCTCCTTCAGCTCCTTTACCTGGGCCGACAGGCCCTTGATAATTTCCGCCATGTCGCTCATGGCCGACTGCATCTCACCCATCAGCTCCTCCTGCGTCTTGGGCGGGGTGATGACGCCCAGCTCCACCAGCTTGTCATAGTACTGCTGGGTGGTGCCCTCCAGTTCCGTGTAGGCCGCTGCGGTCTTTCCGATGATCTGCTGACGGTTGCCGAAATAGTCCACCTGCCAGATGTCCGCGCCGTCGATGGCGCACATCAGGCAGCTGGAGCCCGTATATCCTGCGATTGCGAATTGCTGATCCATAGCGCACCTCCTTTTTTCCTACCCTCATGATATAAAAAATCCGGGCAGCCAAACTGCCCGGAAACTGCCTGTATTCTGCCCTCAAACTGCCCAAAGAAATAGCCGTGTCCGAATCGGACACGGCTTTCTTTTTTACCCCTGCATATCATCCGCGATCTTGGCGTAGGCACGCCGCCGGATCTTGGCGAGGCCGTCCACGCTGACGTGAAGCAGCGCCGCCGTTTGGAGGCAGCTCTGGCCGTGAACATCCACCGCCAGCACCGCTGTTTCCTCATCAGGCGGAAGCCCTACCAGCCGGACGGCCTGCACCGCCCGGGCCGGGGCCATGGATGACAACAGCGCCCGGATCTCTCGGTTTGTTTTTTCCATGGGTTACCCAGACTTGCAGAGCGCGTTTCCGCGTGGATGTTGCCATCTTCTGGCCCTCCTTTCAGATGTTTAGCCTGTCCAGTCGGAGCGTTTCTCCCGGACGTCGATGTGGGTAAAGCCCTTTTTCGCGTAGATGCCCACGCCGCCCCAATCGGGCATCAGCTGTCTGGCGTAGGCCGCCACCGCTGCCGGTGTCTGGCCCTTGACGGAGATATCCGCCGCCATGCCGTAACAGTGCTGGCTATGGGCCACGCCGCCGACCTTGGCATTGTACTGCGGCGTTCTGTACCCACTGTGGATGACCACCGGAGCGCCGAAGTGGGCGCGGATAGTTTCCAGCACCATCACCAGCCGGGGAGCCACCAGCACGGCGTCAGATCCGTCTCCACAAGCGAACTCCCGCACCTTAAAATGGGCGGAGAGCTGCTTGCCCCCGGAGGCGGCTTTGCTGTAAGCGTTGATCTCAACCATGGCTCAGCACCTCTCGCAGCCGGCACAAGATGCCCGCCAAGTCCTTCCGGGTCATAGACTGATTGATTGCCAGCATGTCCACCCCCGTGTAGACGCCGGAGGTTTTGCACCACTCCAGCGCCGCCGCGTCTTCATCCAAAGGCTCGCTGCCACGCTCCCAGAACAGCAGCAGCGTAGGCACCTTCCGGGAGCTGGTCACCTTTCCACCGGGGAAGATGCCCTGCGTAGAGCCGCCGCCGTCCAGCATGAGGGCATCCACTACGCCCAGGCCCAGCAGCTTGTCCTGGAGCTGCTCACGGGTCAGACTGGTCTTGTCGCACCACAGCACCACCTTGCTGTTGGCCAGCCAGCCCACCGCCGTCCGGGCGGCAGGCCGGGCCACGTCGGCGGTCAGGCCCCGGTAGAGCTTGGACCCGGCCTTGAGGATGGGGACACCGGAGAGGAAACTGTCACGGCGGTCCGTGCTCATAAGGGGCAGGCCGTTGTCACCGATGCTGACACCAAAATCGTTGTATTTATCCCGGCTGATGATCTTGCCGTCAATCACGCACCAGCCCACCGGCTGAAACTTGCCGTTAAACAGGTAGCCGTTAATAATGTGGGTGCAGCCGGTCTTGGCCTTGATCTGCGCCGGGGTCAGCTTGGCGGTGTTGTGGTAGATCTGCGCACGGGCGCAGTCAAACGTATCAACCATTGACTCTCACAGCCTTCTCAGGATGGCCGTAGACGTCCCACGTAACGTCATACACGCCCTCCGCACACTGGATGCGCAGAGTCTCACCGGCCTTCTCGGTATCGTACCGCATATAGTCATGCAGGTGACGCACGTCGGCGGGTTCGATCTCCGCAGGGACGAAGCCCTCGGCCATCTCAGCCTCGGTCCAGTTGGCCACGCCGCCGTCGGAATTCAGGTGGAAGTTGGCGCCGGCCTCCTTCAGCTCCGCGTTGATTGTCTCCACGGTCTTGCCGTTCTTCTTGCCCTCGTTGATGATATTCTCATAGATCTTTTCCATGATATGTACCCCCTTAAATTTTCGGTTGAGTCTTCAACCGTTTTTGTCCTCGGCCACCTTCTGGGTGCCGAAATAGAAGCCGATGACCACCGTGAAGATGGTCAGGAACTCGCTGCCGCTGATGCTCTCCCGCAAAGCCAGCACCGCGAACACCACCGTCAGGGTGATGGTCACCAGCGATTTCACCGCCAGCAGGTTTGCCAGCCGCTTTTTTAGATTTTCCATGGTTACTCCTTTCTCAGCGGTAGGTCCTCCACCTCCGCCATGATCGTGTTGAGATGCCCGTTGCCCCCCAGCGCCTTGTACGCACGGTGCATCTCTCCCAAGGCTTCTTTGTCCGACAGGCTGATGGAGCCAGCCGCAATGTACGCCTGCCCCAAATGCCGGACACGATCCACCATGAGAACCTTCAAAGCCTCCACGATGGCATCGCTTTTGTCATCCTTAGTCCATTTCCGCTGTAAAATGGCGAGGATGATGGCAGTCACACCGGAGCCGGTGGCAGCGGTCAGCACGATTTGTAAAATTTCCATTCTACACCCCCTTAAAAAGTTGCAGTTTTTAGGGCAGTTCCGACTTGCTTTCGTGCAAGTCAAAAGTCCGACTTGGTTTCGTGCAGATTAAAATTCAGGCCATTGTCGCTCACAAATTGGGCACACTTGACGGCCTTCGGGGATGACTGCCCCGCAACAGATGCAGGTGTTTTCCATAGAGCCGCCCCTTTAATCTGCCAGCTTGGTGTATTTCACCGTAATACATGCATTCTTGTATTCGGAGAAATCTGGGGCAAATGTGACAATCTGAGCTGCTCCGGACCCATCTGCGCCAATTAAAATTACAGTGTTCCAGTTCGGACCAGACCCTGTGTGGTAAGGCATGGACATGTTCACTCCTGAGTCGGTAGTGCATTGCCCGGTTACGGACACGATTTTATCGACAACGTTATTTGATTGGAAACTGGCCCTTTTTACGGCATTGCCCGGAAGATTCCCCATGTTTATGGTTTTCACATACACCGGCTTTCCGAGATACCGCTCCGTGGTGCGGTATTCTACGCCCAGTTGCATGGGAGGATTGATCCATTCGACGGGCTGCCAATTCCCGTTATCCTTCAGCATTCGCCACAATCCGTTGGTAGTGCCTCTCGGATCAGGCGAAAGGCCGATCAGTGATGCGCTCGTCCCCAATATTTTTGATAGAACGGCAACGATATTCCCGGCCCCAGAATATTGGCCCGTTGAAACTGGGCCACGTGTATAAATAAGTTGCGATGTTCCGTCTGGCATATCGGCAAGCAGCATATCAAGCTTGCCACAGTATGTTTTATAGGTGTCTTCGGCATCGGATGCGAGCACATCTTTCATCGCTTCACCCCACCCAAACCCACCGGGGGCGGAGTTGATATTTTTCCGCGCCTGCGCCTTCTGCTCGTCTGTGAGGTTCTGGGGCGCATCGTAGCGGACAAAGTTGCCGGAGCCGCCTACGGGGCCTTCCGGGCCTTGCTTGCCCTCCGGCCCCTGTTTTCCTTCGGGGCCTTGGATGCCCTGCTTGCCCTGCGGGCCTTGCAAATTCCCGTTGGCCACCCACTTGCCGTGGACGGAATCCCAGATGTAGATGTTGTACGGAGGCGCGGTGCCCACGCCGTACACGTCACCGGCTTTGGGATTGGGGACGGCTGCCTTGAGGGCGTCCAGCGTGTCGAAGTAGCCCAGAATGACGAAGCTGGAACCGGCCTCGCCGGGATCGCCCTTGTCGCCCTTTTTGCCGGGCGGGCCGATGGGTCCTTTGATGGACGTGAGCGTGGTCAGCGTGAAGGCGTATACCCAGTTGGCCGTGCCCTTGAGGTACACCTTGCCGTAGTCCGCGGAGGCCGTGCTGTCTGGCAGGATCAGGACGAACTGGCCGCGCTGGACGTCCGTACCGGTGAAGTCCTGGTTCATTTCGGCCACGCTCTTGTACTCCTTGGTGATGCCCACCGGCACACCGGCGGAGGCCAGCCGTGCGTCGATCTCTTCGCCGGAGTAGGCGGATGTGTAATAGTCTTGCAACTTGGCGAAGATCTCCTCCAAGACTGCGACTCTCTGTTCAATCGTCATTTTTCACACCTCACACGATGAAAAGTTTGTTCAAGCGGTCGAAAAACAATCCGCCGCCTTTCTGTACCAGCGGCCCTGCTTTGATGGTTTTCTTTTTCCCGTAAAACAGAATGATGCAGCCGGGCTTTCCCTTGCCGCCGGAGCTGCCGGAGCCGCCGCGCTGGAGGTCGCCGGAAAAGTTGAGCGACTGCTGCTGCGTGGACGGGGGCGTGGGAGACATGGAAATACTGCAGCTGCCGATTCCGCCTGCGCCGCCGCCACCGTGCCCTGCTCCGCCGCCATCACCGTAGTTTTCGCCGTCAGCGCCGGGGACGGCCGGTGCGCCGGGTGCGCTGCCATGAATTTCGATATTGGGGATAAATGTGGGCATGCCAACGGAAAAAACAGACGGCCCCCATGTGACTTCTGTCCCCATGGCCGCGCCGGGGCCGCCGATGCCCTGATGCTTGAAGGTCTGTGTATAGCGGATGTTGTCCTCGGTCATCTTCATGCTGTATTCCGCCGGTTGGTAGCCGTAGCCGCCCTTGTAGTCAACCACAGACCCGCCGGATTTGCCGGGAGCGCCGCCGTCACCGCCGTCATAGCCAACCGCGCCCTGCCGGGCATAGGTTTTCCCGGTGACGTCATCGTAGTAGCCATTGGGGGACGCAGAGCCTTCCGCGCTGGAATGGCTTCCGAATACGGCCTCGCCGTTTTGGCTGGTGGCATAGGAAAAGCTCATGCCGGGGGTGATGTCCATGGTGATTTGAAAAATCTTGCCGCCGGAGCCGGGAGCACCTGCCTTGCCGCCTTTTCCGGCGGGCGCACTGGGAAAGGAGCCGGAACAGGTGTTTGGGATCGTCTGGCCCGTGAGTGCCACGCCTTCACCATTCTGCCCGGCAGTGCCGTCCTGCCCGTCTCCGATCAGGACCGCCGTCACCGCTTCGGCGCCTTCCGGCGGCGTCCACGTGCCCGACCCGGTCAGTAAAACCCGCTCACTGAAATATTCCGCCGCCTCCGGCTGCGCCGGAGTGAAGCCAACCAGTGCGCTGGTCTGGTTGTTGAGGATGCCGGAGATCACCGTCTCTCGGCTCTCCACGCAGGCCTGCACCATCTCCTTATCCCATGGGTGGAAGATCTGCACCACTCTGCCCGCCCGCTCCGTGCCGGGCTCCACGTCCACCCGGATGGTCTCCCTGTGGCGGTAGTAGTCCGCCATGCGCTTGGCCACGTCCACGCTGTTAGTGAGGGACACCAGCGTGGCGTCGCTCACCGTCACCACGTTCTCCTCTACTCCATCCGTCACCGTCCGACGGACGATGCGCGTCAGATGGTTGTAGCTCTTGCCGGTGAGGGTGCCGGTCCCGGCGGACAGGATGGCGTAGTTGTCTCCGCTTTCCCGGACGGTGACGCCGTTGCCGACCAGATTATAGGCCGGCTCGGAGAATGTGACCAGAGCGCCTTCTTCGGCGGTGCCGTCGAACAGGGAGACATTTGCGCCGCTCTTGACCCACTGGTGCTCCGTGATTTCCACGGCGCTCACCGGGGTCTCGTACACGGTGGAGCAGGAGTTTTCGTTGATCTGGTCCGCCGTGATCGTGGCAGAGACGCCGTCCCACAGCTTCTCCACCCGCATGACGCCGTTCTCGTCAGTTCCAAGAGACGCCCCAATGGCAAACAGCACTTGGGAGAGGTTGTCCCGGGCGCTGCGGCCGTTGCCTTTTTCTTTGTCAGGGTTGCTGTACGGCAGATAGCCGTACAGCTTGCGGCTGGCGTATACGCTCTCGATCATCACCGCCACCGGGCCGCAGATCTGGGGGACTACCTCCGCCACCGTCTGGCCGGTGTAGATGCCGCCCACGTGGCGCATGGTGATAAGCCGTCCCAGCGCGGAGAGGGCGGAGAGCGTATAGGCGTCGCTGCCGACCCGCTCCACCGTCTGGAGATAATACACGCCAACCCGGCGGCCATCCCGGAAATACTCCACCTTGTCATTTTTCGCAAAGCCCATGATGGCCTTGTCATTGGAAAACACCGTAACGGTGAGGCTGTTGGCTTCCAGACTGTCGGAGCGGAGGGCCTTGACCTCGTACAGGATCCCGGAGGGGACCTTGATATCATCGTTTGTGGCGTAGCTGACGCCCTTGTAGCGGATCTCGTTAACTGCCATCGTCACGCCTCCTCCATAGTGATCCGAAAGCCCTTGCCCCATCGGACGGAGCCGGGCACCGGCGGGATGCTGACCTCCTCCACCGTGGGCATGAAGGTGGCCGTCCGGACGGCGTTGTCCTTTGGCTCAAAGTAGGTGAGCTGCACGTAGTTCTTCAGCACCGCCGTCAGCAGCGCCGCCAGCTGCGGCCCCTGCTGGTCATTTACCGTCACGGAGACCCGGGTCTTAATGGCCAGCAAATCCCGGGGCTGTAAGCCGCTGAGCCGCAGGGCTGCGTTGGACCCCTCCCGGTACACATAGCCCACGGAGTATTGCCAGCGGTTGACATAGTCCGTGAAATCCACGCCGTCTACGATATAGGGTGGCCGTGTCATCGGCTGCCTCCTCTCCCCGCCAGAGAGACGCCCCGGCGGTTGTCCTCTGCAATTCGGTACTTGTATTCCTTTCGGGCGAAGGTGGCACCGTCAATGGTTAGCTCAACCGGGATCGTCAGGTCATAGACCTTCGGCGTGCCGCCGCTTCCGCCGGTGTCCGAATCGGACACGGCCCGGCTGCTCCGCCGACTGCCGCCCAGCGTCCGCCCAGCCGCCATGGCGCTGCGGAGGAAGCTGGCCTCGCCGGAGGTCAGTACCGCCTCGCCCTGGTGCAGCTCCGCCACATAGCCGTCAAAGGGGACGTAATCCAGCCCGTCGGCGTGGGAGCCGTTGACCCGCCGCTTGAGGAGGTCCGACACAGACGAGACACTCCAGCCCCGCTGGAGCGCATCCGATTTGGACACCCCGGCCGCCCGCTTGAATGTCCCGGCGTCCTGCATCCGCTTGGCGGCTGCGTAATCAATGACGCCGCCGGCATTGACCAGACCGTTGGCCTGGTAGTCTGCCAGGTTGTACTGGCTGTCGATGGCCTCAAAGCTGGCCTGCGTGGCCTTCTGCTGTGCGTTGAAAAGATTGTCGAACCACTCCACCAGACTGGAAAGCGCATTGACGCCATCTGCGGCCACGTCCACCAGGGCGGCCCCGTACTCCAAAAGAAAACTGGATGCAGGCTGAAGCGCTTCTCCCAGCTGGGCCATGGATTCATTCATGGCCTCCTGGGCAGTGTTGGCGGCGATGATGTCCTGGTTGTTCTCCACCCACGCCTGCCCGGTTGCCTGTAGGCCCTGCTCTGATAGCTGCTGCAGCACCAGATTGGCCCGCTCGGTAGTGTCGGCGCAGGCCGCCAAGCGCTCATTAAACTCGTCCTCGCTGGTGCCTGCCCAGTTGAGGGCGTCCGCAAAGACGCCGGTGACCTTGCCCACCTGCACCGTCTCGTTGATGCTTTCGGACAGGCTGTCGATGGGGATAGAGTCGCCGTAGGTAGCCCATGCGCCGATGGCCTGCTCCATAATGACCCGCAGGTTCTCCTGGCTCAGCCCCAGCGCCTGAAGGTTGGCGGTAGCCGTAGCGGCCTTCTGCGTGTCGCCCAGTACCGCCTGAAACTTCTTGTAGATCTCCGTGGTCTGCTCCTGGGTGTAACCGGCCTGCTTGCTGGAGACCTCCAGCGTCCCTAAAATGGTCCGGTACTCCTTGGTGGACTCGGTGATGTTGATAATGCCGTCCGCCAGAGCCTTGGCCCCGGCCACAGCAGCACCGCCCACCAGCACGCCCTTCATGGAGCCCAGAGCCGCCACAACGCCGTTAATGTCGCCGCTCTTGGCCGCCTCGCCCAGCCGTCCAAATGCCTCCTTGAGCTGGCCCATGCCGTCGGAGCCTTCTTTTCCGGCATCCTTGACGGTCTTGCCGAATTCGTCGATGCTGGACGCCGTACCGTCTGCGGACTGGGCGGCCTCGTCCAGATACTTGTCGGTGTTCTTCAGCTCCCGGTCGAACTTAATCAGCTCCACCGTGGCCGTGTTCAGCTGCCGCTGGTAGCTCAGAACCACATCGCTGTTCTCATCGTAGGCGCTCTTGGCGCTCTCCAGCATCCGGGCCAGTGCCTGGACCTTTTCCTTCTGCTGGTCATACTGCCGCTGTAAAATGGCCTGCTTGCGCCGCAGCGCCTCGGCGCTGTTGGCCTGCCCGTCAAACTCGGCGGAAACCTTGGCCATCTCGGACTTCATGCCGGAAAGGCTGTTGTTCACAGCCTTCATCTGCTTCCGGAATTCCGCCTCGTTTTTGATCGAAATCTCAGTTGTAATCTGCCGGACCGCCATAGTCTCCCTCCTCTCCGCCGCTCAAAAGCGTCACCATGTCCAGATACTCGCCCGGCGTCAGCAGCAGGGCGTCTGCCGGGGCCAGATGCAGCCGGGCGGCACATACGGCCAGAAAACCGGCCCGCAGCCGCTCAGGATCCTCCGCCCGCTCATCCTCCCGGGCCGCCAGGACTAAGTTGACCTCCCCGGCGTCCTCTCCGGATGGCACTGCCCGGTAAAAGCCCCGCGCAATGGCCTGCCGCACGGCGGTTCGGACCGCTGCCCGGTCCTGAGAGCGTAACGGCCAGCCCGTCCGCTTGCGGTCGGTATAGCCCTGCCGTCTGCGCCACAGCGCCGCCTGCTGCATCAGAAGCTCCGCCAGCTCACAGCAGGCCATCCAGCCCTGGGGGGTGTCCTCCATGGCCCCGGTGGCCCGCAGGATGCTGTCATGGACGCCGAAGCGGTCATAAATATCAAAAAGCGCCCCCGCCGTCAGCATGAGCGGCAGAGGGCTGCCGTCGAAATCAAACGTAACGTATCGCATGGCATAAACCTCCTGCAAGGGCGGCCCATTGCGGGCCGTCCTTGCGGTAAAGATCAGGTGCTCCAGACGGCCACGATCTCGTGAGCCGCCGCAATGGAGCTTACGGTGTACTTGTGCGTGGCCAGCTTGCTGGTCACGTTGACGGCGTTGTCATACAGCGCCGTGGGGTCCTTGGTGCCGAAGTCGATGGCCAGGCTCTGCCCGGCGGTCACATAGGTGGTGCCCTCGCCGGGATCGCTGGTGCCGGTGCCGATATGGGTGATGGTCACGCCGTAGGCCGCCGTGCCGCCCGCCAGAGAGTCGATGAACGCCTCCGCCTCGGACTGGGTGGGAAACTCCTGTCGCTCACGCCATGCGTCCGCGTTGTCCTTCATCACCCGCAGGCTCACCGCGTTCATCTTGGGATTGAAGTCGCTCTTGCGGGTGTCCGCCTCCTGCTTCTCCGCACTCAGCATGGCCGTGGTCTTGTAGAAGAACGAGGCCCGGTAGACCAGGGTCTTGTCCTTCTTCAGGATCGGCTCAATGAAGGCGTAGGCGCCGTTGGGGGCGCTGTCCTCGCCCTTGGCGGTCTCCCGGCCCGCCTTGTAGCTGTGGCCGTAGAGCTTGGCGTTGACCTCCAGATCGCTCAGCGTGGTCTCCACGTCCACCTGACCGGAGACGAACTGCTCGAAATACAGCAGCATGGCGTCATCGCCGGTGATGTCGCCGGAGGCCGTGATCAGGCTCAGATAGCCCTTGACGGCTGCGCCCATGTCCACCTTATCGCCGTAGACCGGATGGGTGCCCACCGGCTCACTGGCAAAGGGGAAGAAGTAACTGGACACCATACCAAGAGGTGTTTTAACTGCTTTGTTGCCCATGGTTTCCTCCTTACAGATTTTTGGATTTTAAGTATTCATCATACACGGCGAACTCTGCCGCCTCTACTTGAGCGGCAGACGCTTCAACTGTGCTGTGCATCCACATTTTTGCGGGTATTCCACGCCTTGATGCGCCGAACTCGTGAATAAAGCCGACTTCGTTATTAGTCACATCGACAGTGTCCCCGCCGACCGTGTACGTTCTGCCGTGCTTGGACTGCTTATAGACCTTTGTCACAGCCCTACGATTCCGGGTTCCATGCTTACCATAGGGATAGATCCTATAAATGATTTCGCCATGGCGAAGTTTTCGGAACGCTTGAATGGAATTCAATAGACGGCCCGTCTTGATCAGTCCTAATGCTTCAATTTTTTTCTTCAGCGCTGCAACAAGAACATCCGCTCCCGCCTTCAGCATGTCGTCTTTGATTGAATCCGGCAGCTCTGCAGCCTCTTTGAGAGACAGGGAAAACTCATCTAAGCCATTGACCGTGAAGCCCATCAGCCCACCTCCAGATCCAGCGCCTGACACTCCAGAACGTAGTGCTGGCCCTCCAGATCGCTGGCGTTGGTATAATCCCCAACCGCAAGACCGGCGTCCAGCATGGCCCGCCGAAGCTGCCGTTTCAGGCGGATCGGCGTCTGCCCCAGCGGCAGATACAGGTGCAGCTGGATCAGATACCGAATGGCCTGCGGCTCATCGTCACCGAACACATCCGGCGACTCCGTGTAGTTGAACACGCAGTAGACCTCTGCCGGAGTCTCCCCAGCGTCGGGCCGGTACACATCCGGAACGCATACCGGCACGATGGGCGTCACCGCCTGGATGATGGTCTCGTTGATGCTCATACTCAGCCTCCCGCCGTCAGCAGCTTGGCGATCAGCTCCGTATACTCGCCGCCATCGCCGTAGTCATTGACGTACTCGATCTCGTAGTCTGCGCCGTTGTACCGCACCCGGTCCTTTCGGCTGATGGCCGTATGTCCGGAGCGGATCAGGAACCGGACCTTGACGTCGCCCATGTCCGCGCCCTGCCGCAGCGCCTCGGAGCCGCTGACCCGGGAGAACTGCGCCCAGGGGCGCCGGATCACCGTCTCCGTGGGGGCTGCGTAGCCGTCCGCATTCGGCGCGGTGGAGATCCGCACGATCTCCACCCGCTTATTCAGCTTTCCAGCATTCACGTCCATATCAGCCCTCCGTGTCCGATTCGGACCGCACCGGCTCCGTCAGCTTCAGCTGGTTCAGCCGCCGCCGGAAAGCCGGGTTGTCTGCAAACGCCTTGTCGGCGGTCTGAGTGCCCCGGCTGTCCCAGGCGTCCAGCACCAGCGCCAGAATGCAGGTATTGTATTGGGGCAGGCGGGCGGAACCGGCCTCCGGCTCCGCCACGCCCGCGTTGCGCATGTAGCTGACGGCGTCCGCATGGAAACCTTCCAGCAGGGCCAGGTCCTCCGGCGTGGGATCGTCGATCCGGCAGTAGCTCAGGATGCTGGCCTGCCGGTCACTAAACGCCGCCATCCGTCACCCCTCCGATCAGCCGCCGGACTTGGGCAGGTTCGCGATAACGAAGCCCTTGTCCACGATCAGGTTGCCGCCCACCATGGCGTCGCCCAGGATGGTGACCATGCGCTCCACAGCCTTCACGCTGTCATCCACCCGCACAGTGTAGTCGCCGAACAGGCCCAGCTCGTAGTTAGCGGGATCGCCGTACAGCATGGTCTGGATGGCAGCGCTGCCAGCGGTGGAGGCAGACAGGGCGGTCAGGTCGCTGACGATGGTGTAGGGCACGATGTTGCCGCCGTCCTCGATGGTGCCGACGTTGGGGTTGCCCGTGGCAGGGTTGATCTTGAACACCCGCTGCTTGTCGCTGTTGCGCAGCTTGCCGATGGCCTTCAGGTCCGTCTTGTTCAGCAGCAGGCGGGCGTTCTGGCCGATGGCCTCATCGCTGCCGTACTGGAAGAACAGGTCATCCAGCAGGTTCTCGTCGATGCTGGACACGTCCACGCTGGCCGCGATCACGGCGCCCGCTACGTTCTTGGCGTTCTTGATGCCGAACATGTCGGGGGAAGCCTGGCCGTCGCCGTTGACGATCAAAGCCGCCAGCTTGCGCCGCATGGCCCGCATGGCCATGTTGTAGATCTTGGTGTAGTAGTCGGCGGGACTCAGTCGGGAGATATTGCGGTCAACGAACTGGGTCACGTTCAGCTCATAGGGGCTGATCTTCGCCACGCCGAAGGTGGGGTCGGCGCTGGTGGTGCGGGCCTTGCCGGCGTTGGTGGTAACCTTGCCGCCCTTGGCGTCGATCTCGGAAATCACATAGGGCTCAAGGAAGCTGCCCATGCCGGTCAGGTTCTGCACGTACACCTGATCCACGATGGAGGAGACCACGTTGCCCAGGGGGTCCCGGATGTTGCTGCCGGCGCCGGTGGGCTCTACCAGAGTGCCGGTGGCCAGAGTGATGGAGTTCATCACGGCCCGGCGGGTCTCGTCGGCGGTGAAGGTCACGGCCTTGCCAGTCATGAGGGCATGGCCGCGCTCCTCGGCCATGTCGCGGGCCTCTGCGCCGGCGGGAGCGGGAGCGGCCATGATCTGGCGGTCCTGCTCGGTGATGAGGTCCTGGATGTTCTGGATGCGGCCGTTGAAATCACGGACATCCGCCATGGCGGAATCATAGTCCGCCTGGTTGCCCGCATCCAGAGCCGCCTGCGCGGCTTCCAGACGGGCGGTGCGCTGGGTGGTCAGATCCACCAGATCGCGTCTGAGATTGTTCATGTTTTGCTACCTCCGTTTAAAATCTGATTTTTTCCAGATCCAGGCGGGCCTGTGCCTGCCAGTCTCCGGTATCTGCATCGGGCTCACCGCCCGTTGATGCTGTGGGTGCCGGGTCCGTCTCCGGCGTGGGGTGCTGCTCCGCCATGTATCTGGCCCGCAGCTCCGTGATGTCCGGCATCCCGGCGCATCCCAGTGCCCGGATGCCGCTGCCGATGGCGTTCATCACGTTCTGTGGGGCAATGCTGGCCGTCTCGCCGATAATGCCGTCCGCCAGACCGCAGTCCACGGCCTCCTGAGCCGTCAGCCACGTCTCGGCGCTCATCATCCGCCGGAACTCCGCCCGGTCGGCCTTGCCGCCGGCCTTGAGCTCGTAGGCGTTGAGGATGGCCTCCCGGGTGCTGTCCAGCATCTGGATGCTCTGCATGTGAGCCGTCCGGTTGCCCTCCGTGTAAGTGGAGGGCAGATGAAGCATCATCTGCGCCACCGGAGAGATCCGGACCTCGTCACAGGCAAGGCACATGTAGCTGGCCGCGCTGGCAGCCAAGCTCTGGACCTCTGCCACCGTGTGGATGCCGGAAGATCTCAAAACGCTGTAGATCTCAGATCCGGCGAATACACTGCCGCCGCCGCTGTTGATCTCCAGCACCAGTTCCTCGCCTTCCGGGGTGGACGCCACAGCCTTTCGCACCGCCTTAGGCGAAAAAGCCGAATAGCCGTAAAAACTTAAAATTTCCATATCGTCATCGAGTGCGACGATGCCGTTAAGTGTTACCCGCATTTGAGTTCCCTCCGTTTCTCTGTTCGCTGAGCCGTGCCCAGTCCTTTAAGGGAACACAGTCCAGGCGCTCCCGGCGCTCATCGCCGCCCTCCACATCCGGCAGGTCCTCCAGTGCCCGGATGTCATTGACGGAAAACGCGCCATTGTCCCTCTGGTTGGTGTACCAGGCGCCACGGCTGGCCGTGTCGCCCTTGAGCTCTGCCATCATGTTGATCCGGAGCTCCAAGCCCTGCCGCAGCTCCGTGTTTGTCAGCAGCTTCCATGTCTGCTCCTCGGCGTACTGGTTGACAATGGGGTGCAGGGTGCTCACCACATACTCGATGGCGTTCTGCTCGTTGCTGCCGTATGCCTGCTTGCCCTCCTGGAGCTTGTAGAGGGGCACGCCGAAGTATCTGGCGATATCCCGGATGGTGACCTCCTTGTTTTCCACAAACTGGGCGTCCTTGTTGGTGGCGGAAATGGGGGTGTATTTCAGCCCCAGATCCAGGATGGCTACCCGATGGCTGTTGTTGGGTCCGGCGTGAACCTTCTCCCACTCATGCCGCAGCTGATCCTTCCGGGACTGATAGCTGCCGTCCGCGTTCTGGATGTGCTTGCCGTTGACGTCTTCCGCCCAGCCGCCCAGATCACTGTCGGTCTCCAGCACGCCGCTGGGCTGGCCGCCGTTGGCGTAAAATGCCAGATCATACGCCTGCGCCGCCTGGGCAGCTGCCAGCACCTCGCTGGCCCGCCGCAGGGGAGAGATGCCCATCAGGCCATCCCGTGTGGTGGCCTTGTAATGGCAGATGTCCTCGTTGGGCAGCACCATGGGCGTGCCGGTCACCGGATGGGTCACGGTGTACCACACCCGCCCGGCCTCATCCCGCCAGGGCTGCACCAGCCACCAGGGCACCGGGATCAGCTCCCGGATGATCCCTGTTCTGGGATCCCGGATGATCCAGTCATAGCCGTTGCCGCCCTCGTTCCGGCTGTTCTCCAGCATCTTCCGCCGGATGCTGGGCGTCATAGCCTCGTTGGGCCGGACGTTCAGCAGCCGCAGCAGATAGTGGTCTACGCGCTCCCGCGTCCGGCTGTCCATGATGTAGTTAGGCAGCTTGCTGATGGAGTTGCTCAGGATCTCCATGCACCCGTCCACCGCGCTCAGCTTCCGGGCGGTGGTCTCGGTCAGGTCACCAACGGCCAGCCCGCCGGATGCCGCCAGCGTCTTGACGGTCACGGCATTCCGTACCTGCTGTGGGCGGCTGACGGCCAGCCGCAGCCTGTTGGTCATGCTCACTGCTCATCACCTCCCGGACCGCTCAGCAGGGAGAAGGCGATCAGCGCCCCGCCGGCCACGATCACGCCCAGCGGCAGCCAGATCATCCCGAAGCCCACGGCCACGGTGCCCACGCCGCAGACCAGCAGCACATCCGGGCCGAACCGGGCCAGAGCGCTTTTTATTTTTTTCATGCGGTCTCCTTTCCGGTCCGATTCGGACCGCGTTATAAGCTAAAACCGGGACGGCTCATCGCCGCCGCCAGATCCGGCTTCTGATTTCGCTTTACGATCCACGCTGCCACGGCAATGATCCACGCCACCGTGATATCGATGCGTCCGATACTACGGTTTTTCATCGGCTTCTGGTTCTCATTGCCGTCCACCGCGCACCGGACATTGCCGAAGCACCACCGGGCGCAGGTGTTGTGGACGTGGAGCATCTTGTGCTCCCGGATCAGGCCCTCCAGCTCCTTCATGGCCGGGCTCATGCCTGCCATGGTCTGGGGGATGGCGATGATCTCCACACCCTCGTCCTGTAGCAGCGGCGTCATGGTGGCCGTCAGGTACTGGTCAATGCCCAGCGCCCGCAGGTCATACCGCTCCTTGGCGTCCAGAATGGCCGCGATCACGTCCCGGTTGTCGATCATGTCGCCCTGACAGAGGGTGAGGAACCCGGCCCGCTCCCAGTCCCGGTAGGGCACATGGTCCCGCTGCTCCGCCTCTGTCACGCCTTCAAGGGGCCGCCACGCCCGGAACAGGGCCACGCCCTGATCCAGTCCCGGCTGGGGCGGGAACACCAGCACCAGGGCACTGAGGTCCGTCCGGAGGGACATATCCAGCCCGCCGTAACAGGTCTTGCCCGTCAGATGCTCCTCGACCCACGCCTCCCGCTCCGCCTTGGCGGATGGGCCGATCTGGGTCTTATCGTAGAGGGTCAGGGGCAGCCACCCCACATCCTTGGTGGAGATCCACTGGTTTAAACGAAGCCACCGGAAATTGCGCTCCGCCGCTTCGCTGGCCTTGGCCGCCCGGGCGTCATCCCGGAACTGCCGGGGCTGGATCGTCACGCCATAGCTGGGGTTACAGGTTTTCCACAGCGCCTCGTCATAGATGTCCAGCTCTGCGATCCTGTCCGGATCGTCCTGGGTCAGCGTGGAGATGCCGTACATGATGGGAAGCCACTGCGGATCGTCCTCATCCATGGGACGCTCCGGCTCACCCCGCCGCCATGCAAGCAGCCTGCGGCACTTCTCGTGGATCTCCCAGCCGATGGACTTGCGGTCCGGGTCATCGCCGGCCGTGGTTAGCACAATCACCGCCTGCTGGAGCCGGGCCGCGTTGGAGCCCACCGTCAGGACGTCCCACAGCCGCCGGTTTGGCTGGGCGTGCAGCTCGTCGATGATAATGGCCGAAAAGCTGAAACCGTGCTTGGTGTCCGCGTCGCTGCTGTAGACCTTCATCATGCCGCCGAAGCGGGTGCGGATCTCTCGGACGCTGTCCCGGCACCATGCCAGCGGCCGGTGGGCCGGCTGGCCCAGAGCCGTGTGCTCCACCATGTACTTGGCGCACTGGTAGATGATATCGGCGTTGGTCTTATCGGCGGCGAAGATGCCCACCTGAGGGCGGCTCTCGCCGTCATTCACCAGCAGATTCAGCCCCAGCCCGGCTGCGAACTCGCTCTTACCGTTTTTCTTGGCGATCTCGTCATACAGAAACCGGCGGTATCGCACCCACTGGCCGCGATCGTTGCGGATCTGGATGCCGAAGAACTCCCGGATGGCCCGCAGCTCCCACTCCAGAAGGTGGAAGGGCTGGCCGGCCCACTGGTTCTGGCCGAACACCAGCATGGAGAAGAATTTCTCCACACGGTCCACCTCGGTCTGGTTGTACCGCAGCTCCGCGCCGTCATCCGGCGTCGGTACTTCGATACTCGGCGCCAGCGTCAACATCTCAGGCATACCGATCCATGCCTCCCCGGATCAGCTCCAGCATGGGGTTGCTGTCCTCCGTCGCCTGCTTGCCGGTATCCGGCACCACCAGGCGGCAGCGGCTGGTGACGGTCAGGCCCATATCGTTGGCACAGTTCCGGGCCTGCTTGAAATAGCGCTCCTGGATCTTGCCCCAGCCGTCGGCGTTCTCCTGATCCCGCTGGGCCAGCGCCTTCTCTGTTTCGCCGGTGGCAATGAGCCACTGGTGCTGGGCCACCAGATAGCGGCCCAGGGTGTCGGCGTCCAGCTCCGTGTAAAGGCCGGAGGCGATCAGCCGCTTGCCGATGGCCCGGAAGTCCTTTTTCAACGTCTCCGGCAGCCACTTGGGCGGCTTGGCCGTCTTGGCGGGGGCTACCTTGACCTCACCGGCCCTTCGCTCCGCCTCCTCGGTTTTGCTCAGGTGCTTTCGCCCGTTGGCAAGCACCACATCCGTCGGCTGTCTTTTCCCGGCCATTCCGGCCCTCCTTTCTCCGCTGGTTTTTGATAAACCGCTGCATGTCCCGTTTCAGGTACGGGCTGTTGGTCCGCGCGATGATCCGCTCAGCCTCCTGTACCGTCATACGGCACCGCCGTGCTTCCCAAGGCTTTTTACAAGCGCCTTTTCGCGGTCAGATAATGGCCAAATGATTTTCCCATCAGCTGATATGCGGGAGTTTTTCTGAGATTCAGAAATGGCAGCCAAACGTGCGCTCATGACTTCCAACGCGGCTTCTTCTGCTTTGGATTTCTTAGCAGCCGCCGCATCTGACAACAAGAAGCCGCCGCCAAAAATGGCCTTGCCTTTTTCCTTTTGGGCATCCAGAGCTCGTGTAAATTGAAGATCCTCATCGGAAAAACACAATGACTGGCCATGCTTCGCAAGGTCAAAATCCTGAATGCATAAAACGTTAAGCGGGTAAATGTACCCAGGGAGCTCAATGCGGGACTCGCCCCGGTTGCGCTTGTCAGCTTCATCTATCAAAGAAAACAACTCCCCGGAGATCTCCACACGCACCCCCCCCAGATTTGTGACAAAGGACGTATTGACGCGGGCACCGTTTTCGTATGTAACTGCGGCCGAAACAGGCACGTAGTTTGATTTTCCCGCATTTGTGGAAAACAGCGTCAGCGTTGGAGCAAACAAGAAGTAGCGGATGCCGTGCTCATCGAAGAATCTGCAAATCTGCGAAAGAATAGAAAATGGCGGGTTGTCGATCACCACGCAGCCTTCCGGGTAGTCCTCGTGCTCATAATCACCGCCCGGGTAAAACGGGCGGAGGATCTGAGCGTCACCCAGTTTATAATGCGATATAGCCCAATCCTTGACGGCATCATAAACGATCTCAGGAGTAAAACAATCATCTGTTGTTTTCTTGGCCTTAAACTTGTCGGTAAACACCTCGTATTCCTCGGAGCTTTCGCCCTCCTCGTCGCCCCAGAAATGTTTGCTTTCCGGTTCCTCAGCTTTTCCGGGAGCAGCCCGGGTGTAAGCGTTCACCTCGATGGCTTTCATGCTCTCCGCGTCAAAACCGGCGATCCCGGTGTCAAAGTTCAAAGCCTCCAGCCCCTCCAGCTCGATTTTCAGCAGCTCCGTGTCCCATGCCGCCGTCTCGCTCAGCCGGTTGTCCGCCAAAATGTATGCCTTCCGCTGGGCCTCCGTCAGGTTGGTCACCAGCACGCAGGGCACCTCGCTCATACCCTCCGCCCTGGCGGCCTCCACCCGGCCGTGGCCTGCGATGATGTTGTTTTCAAAATCGATGAGCACCGGCGTTACGAAGCCGAACTCCCGCAGGCTGGCCCGGATCTGGTTGATCTGCTTAACGCCGTGCTTCTTGGCGTTGTTCGCGTAGGGAATGAGATCGTCAATGGGAACCATGGTGAGCTGCTCCGCTGCGATACGCACCGTTTGATCGTCTCTCGTCGGCGCCGGATTGACGCCGCCCTTTCCGGCTGTCCCGCCGGGTGTCTTTTTCTTTGCCATGCTGATCCTCCTGTGATACCCGGCGCACACGGCGACCCTCGCATGGCAGCCAGGGCCGCCGCAGGAGGATCAAACCCGCTGCGGCGCGAACGCCGCCGTGTGCGTCGGGGAAATGTGTCCGATTCGGACCGCGTGTTCCGGCTCATGACCCGGCCCCTGTGCCGGTATTCATCCTTTCTTCCCTTCCCTTCCCTTCCGGTCTCCGTGCCCTACCACGGAGGCCGGGTCATGAGCCGGAAAACAAAAAGGCAAGGGCCGACGCGCACCGGGCTCCGGTGCGTGCTGACTCTTGCCTTTCAGGCTTTTGGTCTATGCCATGTGATTCAATTCCCGCTGCGCCTTCGCAGCGTTTTGTGGCTTTTCGCTGCGCTCCCGCAGCGCCCTGGTCCTCGCCTTGACTGCCGCCGGACCGTCCCGCCGAATCTCCCGTGGGGAAAAAATCCCGCACGGAGGGTGGGCCGCGGTATTCCCGGCCGCGGCGAAAACTTCAACAGGCCGGGGGGAGGGTGCAAGAAACCCCGCAGGCGCGGGCCTGGGCCTCCGTGCGCCCAAGCGTCCGCCGATTTCCGCCGCGATCAGCGCCGCCGAAGCGGCCTGTTTTTGCTCATTTCCGCCGCAGTCTTGCGGGAGTGGCAGCGGTGGCACAGGCTCTGGAGGTTGCTTGCGTCCGTGAACACAGCCCAGTCGCCCTTGTGGTCCCGGATGTGGTCCACGTCCGTGGCCCTCGTCCGGATGCCGTGCTGAGCACACTCACGGCACCACGGCTCCCGAAGGAGCTGCTCACTGCGCAGCGTCTTCCAGTCCTGCGTCCCGTACATCCAGCGCCAGGCCTGCGCCTCCTGGCTCCGCTCCTTGGGCTTCGGCTGGTGCTCGGAGCAGTACCCGCCGGGCACCAGCCGATAGCAGCCCGGGTATAAACACGGTCTCAGCGGCTTTGTTGCCACGGGCTATCACCTCCGGGTAAAAACAAAAACGCCAGACCCAACAACGCCCCCTCCGGGGAGTCATTGGCTCTGGCGTTTAACGCTCTGGCCTTCGTCGATATCCAGAATCACCTCGCTGTGGCACGTCCGGCAGTAGACCGGCAGGCCTCTCGCCCTGGTGGCGTCTGTGATCCTCAGCAGTCGGTGGTTGCGCTTGCAGATCGGGCAAGTTAACCATCCGTCCTTTGTGCTTATTTTATCACCGTTTCTGGCTGGAATCAAGGCTTTTCCCTCACTTTCTCGCGGTTGTCCGTATATATACCCTAGGTTTCAAGAGGATACGCTATCTATAGATAGTAATACTAAACTTTGTTATTAAAATAAAAGCGCTATTTTTCAGGCAGCAAATACCGGCTGTAACCATACAGCCCCCAGTTTCCCAGCTGAGGACGGTCCCGACCCTGCATGGGCAGCGGTGTGGCGCCCTTGGGCAGCCGCACCATGCCACTCTTGCAGGTGGTCACCTCCGGAGGCGGGATGTACTTACTCAGCGCCCTGGAGCAGCCCCACGGGTGGCGTCCCACCTCCGGGACCTCTTTCGTAAAATAGATTGCCAGCCCACGGTAGCCGCCCTCTGACAGCACCCGCGCCCGGTCCCAGCGCACATCGTAGGCGCTGCCCCAGGTCCAGAGGTATTGCACCACGGCAGGTGGGAAATCTTGGTCACGCAAAAATGCGTGGATGTGGTAACGGTGGTCGCCGTGTAAGCCCTCCATCCGATAAACGTAGAACTCTACAGGCTTGCGGCTCCATCTCCGGAGCCGCTTGAGGAAGGCATCCCACACGCGCTCTACACCGGCCCAGTTAGCCGGAAGATGGGCATTGTCAAAGTTGAGGCTGTAAAAAATGCCGTCATAGGCAAAGAGCGCCAGCCGCAGTTCCAGCTTGTCCAGGCTGGTGCGGCTGAGGGCCGGCCCGCACCGGCCCCGCACAGCCCCCGGCCCGTAGCGGCGGAGATATCCGTAGTTGTCTGTCACCAGCGCCTTGACCAGCGGCCCCGCCCGCTGCCTGACGCACACAAACGGATCAGCCATCCCCGCCGTCCTTTCTCTCGCCGTCCATCTTGGCCCCACAATGGCAATACGGCTGACATCTACTCTCTACTCTACCGCAACGTGAGCATCGGTAGTATCGTTCCGGCATGATGTGGTCACCGTCCAAGAATGAGATCCACTGCCCACGCACCACCGGGGCAACATCGGCGGCGGGCAAGGCCTCAATATACTGCGACGGCTCAAGCCCCTTTGCCCACGCGTGCTTTGCGGCCTCAATCGCCGCGCTACGCTCAATGTATTCATCCATTTTTGTCTTAATATCAGCCATCTTCAGCCCTCCTGTTCCATGCCTTTTTAGCATTTTGGGGCGTATACGTAAGTCCTGACGTTGCACAACACCTAATGCACACGGCATTATACGCCCAACGTCGACCTTGCGTGTCCTCCACTGCATCCGGGTCGACGCTTATGACCGCTTCACCTCCGCAGAACGGGCACGGTTTTAAGTCATTCATCCTTCATCGCCTCCACATAGCACCAGCTTTGGGGCGGGCGCTTGATTGTCACCGGCTCCGAGCCAAATTTCGTTTCACGCAGACGAGTAAACTCGTCCAACCCCTTCGGCTGGTTATAGATCAGCAGGCCGGAGATATGCCAGCCGTAGCCCTGGCAATGTCCAAGATAGCCGTGCAACTCATCGTCTGTCATAGCCACACACAGGCCACACTTTTCTTCGGCAGCTTGCTTGTAAACGGATAGTCCCCCGGCCTTAAAAAGAAAATCCGTACTATCCTTGTCAATCTTGTAAATCCGGTCACAGGCAAACTCCCCGATAGCCTTGCCCCATGAGCCGCGCAGTCTGCGTGCGTCGTTGCCATGTGAGCAATAGATATAGGCCTTAAACGGCGTCGCCAAATTTGGCCTGGTCTTTCTGACTTCGATGGTCTTTTCGCCGTTGGCGATCTTCTCCACCCACTTGGGGCGGATGCTGATAAGTACGGCTTTACTCATTCTGTTTCCCCTCCATCGGATTGTCGTATACATTGCCAACTACAAGCGGACCTCTGCGTGGATCGCACATCCAGTATCCGCTCGACGGGTTATATTCCACTAATTCCGGCTTGTTTGAGAGCCGCCGCGGATTTGTCGAAATCACGAAGTCACCCTCGAAAATCTTCTTACCATTCGTGTCCTTTAGCCCAGTGTATTGTCCGACAGTCACAGGGTCTACATCCGCTCTCAAATGCTGGTTCGGAAGGCCCCAGTCGGTCATCCGGTCAAAAACGATGTAATGTTTGGTGTTGTCCGGGTGTGCGGCATAGTCTTCTTGGAAGCAATAGGTCGTATCCGAAAGAGCCATGTAGTAACCCTCGTACCATGTTCCGCTCTCGGGGTCTTTTCCCCGAAATAATATCTCACGCATTCCGCTTGCCCTCCAATGCACGCTCCGCCTCCTCGCGTGTGAGGAATACGGTCTTGCCGATGTCTGCACCATCATTACGCAGACGATACGCGCAGAACCCGTCCGGCTTGCGATTGCACGTTGACATACACAGATTATCCTCATCCGTGCAAACAGTTCTGATGTCCGGGGCTTCAAGCTCCATTTCTCGCGGCACATTGTCACGGCCAGTCACCCATAGCGTATCGCCCACTTTGCACGGCAGCACCACCACGCGTCCGTCCCTGTCGGCCTTGGCCAGATCGCGGATGCGATTAAGCAATGCAAGCTGCTCCGTCAGCGTTTTCGATTCTTCCAGCGCGTAATCAAACAGTTTTCCCAACGCGGTTACTTCTTCCGGCGACCGCCCCGTATCTTCATAGTCGGCAAGGCGGTTTGCCGCTGAAATATAATCGTGATTCTTTACCCGCACACCATAAATTTCTTTTGGGTCTGCGCAATTTGTGTCTCTTTCCGTTAATCGTTCCATCTTCTTACCTCCTCCACCGGCATCCGTTACAGGCCCCCTCATGGGCCAGCGTGTAGTTTTCGCATTTCAGGCACAGTTCGTTCCGCAGTGCGTCAATCTCTTTCGCCCGCGCTTCGATCAAGTCAGCGGCTCCCGCCAGATCATCACTCAGCGTGATCGGCGTTTCCCACTCATTTGCCCGCGCCCATTCCGCGTGCTCACGCAGCGAATTTACGAGGTTTGTATCTCTCATAGTTCCTCCACCAATCTCCAATCATCGTTCCGCACCTGAAACGCGTCGCCAAGCTGGATGGTCTCGGGGAAATTGTGCTGTGTGGTTTGGATGGCGTACTTGTCGATCTCGGTCGCATAGTAGGTTGTTATGTCCACACCCAGCTTGTCCAACGCGATATGGCCGCAGCTCATGCCGTCGTACATGGAAAGCACTTCCACCGGCTCCGTGGTCAGTCCGGTAAAATGGCTCATAATGTGGGCAATCACGTCCACGGTCCAACCGTTGCCCAGCATTTTATACGCCTGGGTGTCGCTGACGGGAAAGGCGTATGTGTCCGGCACGGTCTGGAGGCGCTTACACTCCGTCACGGTCAGCTTGCGAATAATGTAAAAGCCGTCCGCCAGTTTGATAGGGTACTCCTTGCTCTTGATGGTGATACGCCCGCCGCGAACCTCATAGACAGGCATTTGCTTTCCGTCCGCCGCCTCAATCACCAGGCGGCTTTGGTGTCCGGTAGCGGCCACGGCGTTACTTTTCTGGTCGTCCCGCACTTCAAAAGCGGAACCATTTTCACGCCCGCGCCACGCCATACCGACAGGCACCGCATACAGGCCGGTAGATGCTCCGTCAGCCCCGCCGCCGTTTGGTCTTGCCTTGAGGGAAACGCTTTTCCCGTCGGTACTGTAAATGCGGCTGCTTTGGCTGGTGCCCAGTTCTCCGTCCTTGTTCGGCATGGCACCGACGCGGGCGGGAACAGCTACACAGGTTTTACGGTCCACGGTATTTCCCACCAGGTTGCGGATCCCGTCTTTGTAGTAGGTAGCGCGTAGACATTGGGCTTTCCCGTCCACGGTTTCGTTTACTGGTTCTGGTACAGGCACGGCATAAAGATCGGTTTTTGCCCCCACGCCGCCGCCCTGTCCGCACAGGGTCACACTTTTGCCGTCCGGGGAATATACCCGGTATTGCTGGCTGTCAAAGTCTGTGTTCTTAGCTTTACTCTCGATGGTGCCGATGCGGACAGGCTCGGCTATGCAGTCGTATTGTTGCTTTGCCTGGTTCGGATTGTTTATCCTTGGCACAAGGTTGTTTTCGAGCTTTCCCATGTGCGCGTCAACGGTTCGCGCCTTTCCGTTTTTCATTCCATTGACGACGATCGGCTCTGCGACCATCGTGCGGCGGTGTTTCGTAAGCGTCTGTTGCGGATTGCTTCCCTTGTATTCCGTAGCCGCAATGCAGTAACTCTTTTCTTGCCATGCTATACCCGTTTCCAGAATATCCCGCAGCAGAATACCCCTGTCCTCCGGCTGCTCCACTGCCACTTGGCTGTATGTGCCGTCCGGCTCGCGCTTGCCCACCCAATACAGGCGTTGGCGGTTCTGCGCCGATACCAGCGCTGAGTTAATAAGCACGGGTTCCACGCCCAGCTCCGCCGTGATCTGCGCCCGGATAGCGGGCGACATACTTTTATTGTTTTCGTACAGGAAAAAATCCGGCTGGTACTTATCCCGTGCAATACGGTAATTCAAGAACAGTTCCCAGCCGATGCCGCTGGCTTCGGTTTCGCGGTTCTTCGTCTGTGCGATTGACCAATGTGTGCAGGGGCTTCCTCCGATCAATAGTTTCATGTGTCCTCCACCTCCGCAAGCCAGAATTTCTTCCAGCACTCCTGGCAAGGAATCCCCTCGCATTTGCCCGCCAGCTTGACGTCGAGGTCGCAAGGGCTGACTATCGGTAACCCATTCGCTTTTTTAACACGTGCGTACGGGAACAGCTTCAAGAACTCGCTCTGGCGGGTTTTAACGGGGTGCGCGGCGGCCCACTGCTCCGCAATGGCAACGGCCTCCTCCGGGTGGTCGTATTGCCAGACCGTGCAAGGGTCAAATCCACTTCTTTTTTCATACTCACATTCGCGGCACTCACCGTTGCACATTCTGCGCAACGTTTTCAAATACTTAAGAGCATCCATCATTCCACCTCCGGGCCTGACGGCAGTGGCATCCAGTGGGTGACGGTGCAAGGCAGAGCCATGCAGAGCCACTTTTTCGCCTTTGCGTGATAATTGCCAATGTCCACGCCAAAATCAGGGCTGTAAATCATGTAGTTCACAAGCTCCGCAGTCTCATCGTTGCACCACACCTCCGGCAGCCGCTCCTCCACCGGGATCCAGCGGGGCACCTGCCCCCGCAGTTTCTCAATCTCCTGCTGGAGCGCCGCGATGTGTGCGTTTTGATTCTCCAGCCGGTCAGCGGCTGCAAACAGGTCTTTTTCCAGCCCTCCCAGCGGATCCATCATGTCCCCATTTTCCCACCAATCTGCGTGTTCCCGCAGGGCATTTACGAGTTCTTGATCTCTCAAAACGGCAGCTCTCCTTCCTCATCCTCCGGGATCTCCCGGAAGTCCCCAGACGCAGACGGCGTGTCCGATTCGGACCGCTTGCTATCACCAAAATACACATGCTCCGCCACCACTTCGGCGGAGCGCCGGCTGTTTCCGTCCTTGTCCTTCCAGTCCCGGAGCTGCAACCGGCCCTCCACCACGGCCATGCGGCCCTTGGTGAAATATTTGCTCACAAAGTCCGCCGTGGAGCGCCACGCCACGAGGTCCACGAAGTCCGTCTTCTTCTCGCCGGACTGGCCCTTGTAGTCCCGGTCAACAGCCAGAGAGAAGGACGCCACGGCGGTTCCGTTTCCGGTGTGCCGCAGCTCTGGGTCGCGGGTCAGACGGCCCATAAGTACGATATGATTCAGCATGATTTGTCTCCTTTTTTCCAGCGGCCCGGCATATAGCGTCGCCGCCGATCATGGATGTATTCCACCATGTCCACCCACTCCTTACGGGACGGCATGGCTGCCAGCTCTGCCCTATGGACCTCATCATAGGCCGCCCACCGGGGGCAGACCGCCGGATCGTGACATCCGATCCGGCGATCCGGGCAGTTTAGGCACGGAGGCGCGGTCATAGGGCCATGCCCTTGGCCGCTACCGTCAGAAGGATCACGGCAGCCACGGCGGCCGCCAGAGTCAGCACCGGGAGGACCCGGCTGCGGCGTTTCCCGCGTCCTGTGTACCGGCTCATGATCCACCGCCTTTCTTCGACTTGTCGATCAGCACAAACAGATCATTCTTCGCTTTTCGATCACACTCCGTCCATACAGGGGATTTGGGATCAATCATGTGAGTAATCAGCTCCATCCGCACAGCCTTCGCGAGATCCGGGCGATTCTGCAAAAGGCTGGAGTAAACCAAATTGATCTGGCGAAGCATCAGGGCCAAGACCTCATCCAGATCTAAACCGACCACGTTGAAACGCTCAGGGCCGTTCTCAAGATCGCACTCAAAAAGAAATTTTTTCATTTCTCCGCTCCTTTCCCTGCCGCTGGGACAGGCGGCAGTCGCATCCACCAGACCACGGGAACCTGTGCCTCGATTCCGCCCGGCATCATCCAGTGTTGGCCATCCCAGTCAAAAAACCGTTTCAGCAGTTTCCCGTCGCCCAGGTCCACATAGGCCGCAAACTCTCCCGGCTCCGCCGGGTTGGTGCTGCCGGGCATCCATCCGGCGATCATCAGCTGGCCCTCCGGCAGCGTCGGCGGTGTCAACTCGTCTGTCAGGCCCACGATGTAGTCGGCGGAGCAGTGCAGCGCCTTGGCCGTCTTATCAATGTTGTAGATATTCTCCGGCTCAAACTCATTGACCCAAACGTGTTCGCCCTGAAAATCCCCGGAGGCAAACTTCCGCAGTTTACCCACCGTGTAGCCACCGCCGTATCTGGACCAGATGGCGGTAGCAGTGTCCGGCAGTTCGGCAGCGTCCGCCGCTCTGGCCAGACGGGCCGCGCTGGCTTGGATCGCTCGCTCCAGTTTCCGCTGATGTTTTTCAGTAGCCTTCTCCGCGTCCGCCTTCTTTGCGTCAAGTTTTTCCTTGCGCTTGGCCTTGGCCTTGGCACAAGCCTTGTCGCAGGAGTAACACTCAGCCGTAGCATGGGGGCAATCCAGACAGCACTTCTTACCGCCGCAAACCTCATACACGAAGGAATCCGCGTCATGCCGGAGGAAAGCGTCTCCATGCTTGCACTCCTTGCCGTCCGGGCAGGTCAAGCACGGCTCCCAACGGTAGCCGTCCTCCTTGTAGAGCCTCAACAACCGCTCCAAATGGGGGCCGTTGGGAAGTTTGGGGAACGCCTTAGAGATCCGCATCTGCATATCCGCCGGGAACTGGGCCAGTGCATAGGCCGCCTGCTCCGGCATCCTCCCGCCATCCCACGCGGGGCGAAGGTTAGACAGCAGCCGCTCCCGGATCACCTTGATCCGGGCCAGCTTGGAACCGTGGGTGTTGCAGGCGGCTGCCACCACGTCCCGCATCCGGCCCTCCGGGAACTCAAAACCGTCCTCCTTCAGCTGATACAGCAGCGCCTCCACACGCTCCGCCTGCTCGCCGATCTCTGCGCTGGTGAGCTTGCGGGTGGAGCTGTTGGCAAAGATCAGTCGAAGTTCCTGAAGCGCCGGGGAGGCATCGTCCGTCTCCCGGATGCAGGGCACCCTGCGGAACTGACCCAGTCCTTTTTCCACAAGCTGAGCCAAGGCAGCCCGGCGCCGGTGGCCGCTGACGATGGTGAACCGTCCGCCCTCACCGGCCCGCACCCGGATAGGCTGCTGCAAGCCGCACATCTGGATGTTGTCCGCCAGCTCGTCAATGTCCGTCAGCTGGTAGAAATTTCGCTCGTCGCCGTCCAGCAGGCTGATGTCGATGTACTCGATCTGCTCCGGGCCGGTGGTGTTCAGCTCTGCCACACCGGCCAGCTGCTCACCCAGCACGTCCATCACGTTAAATTTCCGCTTTTCCATCCTCAGCACCTCCCGGAGATCTCTTTCACCAGCTCGGCGTAGTCCTTGCTGGCCGCGCAGTAGGGACGGGCCACCGGCAGCGGCACCTTCTGGAAGGTCGCGCTGGGCACAGCCTTGGAGAACCGGATCACCGTCTCAAACACCGGAAGCGCCCCGCCCCGGATGGCCGCGAGGGCCTCCTTCTCATCTGCCATGTGGGTGAATTGCGTCACCAGCACGCCCAGCACCGACAACCGGGGGTTGATGGCCCGCATGTGCTGGAGCTGCTCCGCCAGATTGGCCATGCCGCCGGTGGAATAATAGTCCAGGCGGATGGGGATGATGACCTCATCCGCAGCGGCCAGCGCCGCCGTGCAGGCCGCCGACAGGGCCGGCGGACAGTCGATCAGGATGAAATCGTAGGCGTTGTCCTGATCCGCGTCCTCCTCGATGGCGTCCCGCAGATCCGCGATGGCCCGCTGCATCCGGCCTACGCCGCTCTGGGCCATGTGCCGGTCTGCCACCAGCAGGTTGATGTCGGATGGAATCAGGTCGATCCCGTCAAAAATGGTGGGCGTCACAAACTCCGGATAGTACCCGGCGCCCTCGGTCAGGAGGGCCAGCGTGTCCGCGCCCTCCTCCGCGTCGATGCCGAAGGACATGCTCAGGTTGCCCTGACTGTCCCCGTCGATCAGCAGGATCCGCTTGCCCTGCTTCGCCAGCAGATACGCCAGCGTGGCGGTGGTGACGGTTTTGCCGACACCGCCCTTAAAATTCAATACCGCGATTGTTTTCATATTCACCTTTTCCCCTTTATCGCTCAAGTCTTGAGTTTTTTCGTGTAGTCAAAATGCGGCTCCCGCCGTGGCTCCGTATGCAGTGCCAACTTCGGCCAGAAGGCCTCCCGCCAGTTGTAGCCGGTGATGGGACTGCGGAACTCCACCGTGTAGTACCGCCCCGCCGGGTGGATGTAGATCACCCGCGCCGGGATCGGCCCAATGGTGCCCAGCCCGCTGGTTGCCTCCAATGTCGGCTCTAAATGCAAAATATCTCCGATTTTCATGTTTCACTCCACATAAGCCGGGTTAAACGTGTTGGTCTCCGGCCAGAAAGATAAATCCAGGCGTCCGGTGCTGCCGTGGCGGTTCTTGGCCAAAATGATTTCCGTCTGCTCAGGTGCGCCTTGCTCCCGCTTGTAGTCCGCCCGGTAATAGTCCGGGCGGTGAACAAAAATCACGCCGTCGGCGTCCTCCTCCATGGCACCCGTGGCCCGCAGGTCCGCCAGCGTAGGCCGCTTGTCCGTCCTCTGCTCATTCTGCCGGTTGAGCTGTGCCAGGCATAGTACCGGCTGGTTAAGAGACTGAGCCAGCCGCTTGAGGGCGTGGGCGATCTCTCTTGACTCGTCCGCATCCTGCCGCTTGCCGGGGCGGAGGATCAGGCCGAAATGGTCAACCACCACCAGCTTGACGTCCCGGCCCGCCCGAGCAATGGACGTGATCCGCTGGGCGCTCTGGGCGCGGCCGTTGGTGCAGTAAAACGGCGTGGCTGCCGCCTTGCGAGTGGCCTCGATCATCCGCTTGTACTCACCTGCCGTCAGGGTGTCCATCAGGATCAGCTTGCTGTCCACCTTGCTCAGGCTGGACAGCCGCCTTGCCATGATTTGCTCCCTGGACATCTCCAGGGAGAAATAATCCACCTTGCCCACCGTCTGGGCCACATGCTCCGCAATGCTGACGCCCAGGGCGCTCTTGCCCATACCGGGGCGGCCCGCCAGGATGTACAATCCATCCTGCACCATGCCGCCGCCCAGCAGCTTGTCCAGAGCCTTGATGCCTGTCCGGACGTATGGGATATTGCCCTCGTCGATCTTGGCCCGGTAGTCCAGAAATCCGTCTACCTGCTCCTTGGGAGCAAGCAGCTCACTCTCCAGGCGCTGGCTGCTGGCCGTCATAGCCGCGTCCAGCTGAGTAAGCACCTCGTCCTCTGGGGCCTGGTCCGCCAGGGCCGCCAGCCCGTCCTCCAGCGCCGTTTTCAGCTTGCGCCGCCGGGCAGTCCCGGCCACGATCTCCGCGTACTCCGCCACGTTGGCAGCGGTGGGCGTGATCTCCATCAGCTGAGCCAGATACTTCCGCAGCGTCTTCTCCTCCGCCAGGCTCTGCCGCAGCGCCTCCGCACAGACCGTCAGGCCGTCGATGGGCTGACCGTCCCGGTCCATGGTCACGATCACCCGGTACAGGTCCTGGTTGAGGGCCACGGAGAAATCCGACTCCCGCAGGATAGCCGCCACCCGGCGGACGCATCCGCTGTCAATCAGCATGGAGCCAAGGACCGCCTGCTCCGCCTCCACGCTGGCAAAATTACTCATACACGTCCACCTCCTGGCCGTCGATGATCCGCTTGCCCACGTAGCGCCGCCGGGGCGGCTCCGCCTTCTGGTCCGATTCGGACCGCTCCGGAGTGGTGTCCTTCCATCGCTCGTTTTTGAGCCACCGGCAGGCGTAAGGGATGCCGATGCCCCGCCGCCAGGTCTCGCTCTTGCTCTGGGTCTCCAACGCCTGGGTCATGGTCTGGATGAGGGCCTCATCCGGCTTGAGCCTGTCCCACTCCCGGACAGCGCCCACCCGGTCCTCCGCCCGGCCACGGGTCCGGTACAGGTTCCAGAAGGCCTCAAAAGCATCCGGCATCCATGCCGGTGTTGACTTGCTTTTTCGTGTTTTCACACGCATCCCCTTTGGGGGGATTATAGGGGGATATATACTTGTATTCTTAATACCTTTATATTCCTCCGGATTTTTCGGGATACCCTCTCCCGATTTTTCGGGGGAGGTATCCGGATTTTTCGGGATACCTCCCTGGACCTCCTCGCCATGGATTTGGGGTCCATTTTTTGCCAGAATTTGCCCCAGAAAAATCCGCCTCTGAACCACATCTCCGGAGGCACCGAAACGCCGGATCATCTCCACCCGGATGTGTCCGCAGTCCCGGAGCTGGCTTACCAACTCCGAGACGGACTTGTCCGTCAAATTGCAGACGCCCATCAGCTGCTTGTTAGTGGCGTAGCAGTATCCGCTGCTCTGCGCCAACCGCACGATCTCTCCGTACAGCAGCTTTGCGGCAGGCCGGAGTCTGTCGTCATACAAGACCCCGGCGGGAATGACGGCATATAGGCCGCCCATCGTCAGATCATAAGCCATATTGATCCCCCATTATCAGTCGATCCGCTCCAAAATCCGCAGCGGGATTGCCGCCACCGTCGCCACGCCAACGACCATAAAAAACATTGCCCAACCGGTCACAGGGATACCCCCTTCCCGGCAAAATTAGGTCTTGCATGCGGCGTGGATCTTGTGCTATAATTGATACATCCAACAGTGGTTGATCCAATACCACACACTTTTTCCCCTGAACGCTCTGAGGTTGCCGCCTCGGGGCGTTCTCTTTTTGCGCCTGAGTAGATCACCTGATAGATGGCCGCCATGGTCTCCCGCAGCTCCACCACGATGGAATCGAACTCCGGCCGCTCAGCCTCGTCGATCACGCCGTCCTCCGCGATCCGGAGCAGGGCATCCAACCGGCCCGTTGCGTCTTGCAAACGGTTCCGGAGGACGATACTTGCCATGGGCAGCGGCCTCGGCGTCACCTCCGGCATCACGCCCAGCGTGTCCGTGGCCTGCGCGTGCTCCAATGCCAGCCATGGGCAGCTGTACACCTCCACCATCTTGGCCACCGTCTCGTCCTTGGGCACCGTCTTGCCGCCCTCGTACTGCTTCAGACTTTCCGGCGACAGTCCAAGCAGCTCCGCTGCACGCTCCTGCGTCAACCCGGTACTCAGCCTTGCCCTCTGGTACAAATTCGGGTACTTTCGTTCCATTGTCTTTTCCTCCTTCCTGCGCTACCATGTAACCATCCAACGTGCCAATGGTACAATAGGGATGATGTAGCGCTTCCCCACCTTCTTGGCCGGGAAGCCGTCATTGTGGACCAGTGCGTCCCAGTCCAGACCCAGCAGCTTGCAGGCCTCGTCCTTGGTCAGGACCTCCTGCTCCGGGAATTTGGCCTGTAAGGATTGCAGCTGATCCCGGAAGCTCTCACGCTCTCGTGCCATGTCCGCTCCTCCCTTCTCACGCGCTCTCCGTCCGCTGGACGATCTCCTCAATGGGTACGCCGAAGATCAGCGTCATGCGAAAAACTCTCTCCAGCTCCGGAGTCCGCTGGCCCAGCTCCCACTTGCTCACCGTGGGGACAGTCACGCCCAGCTGATCCGCCAGCACTTTCTGGGTCATGCCGGCAGCCGTCCGCAGCTCCTTGACTCTGTTAACGATCATAATTGCTCCTTTCCCGCCTTGACGGCGTTGCCCCGGTGTGATATATTGTCATTGGGGCTATGTCCTCTATGGCTATAATATACTCGGTACTTTCGGTACTGTCAACACTTTCGGGACTATTTTGTTACTTTCGGTACTTTACACAAAGTGCAGGGCGGTGTTTTTGTGTTTTATGATAATTTCATAAGGGCATGTAATTCCGTTGGGAAAACACCGTCTGCTGTTTTGCTTGAACTCGGAATAGGCAAATCAGCTAATACTCGGTGGAAAAACGGCCACGCCCCAACTGATGCCATTTTGCAAAAATTGGCTGATTATTTCAAAATAACAAAAGAGGAACTCTTAGGCAAAAAGGAACGCCCGTCCCCCAAAGGGGACGAGCGTCCGGAGTGCTGGGATCTGCTCACCCGCGAGGAGCGGGAGAAGGCACGGGAGTATATCGAGATGCTAATAGCTGCGCGAGGTAAGCGTTGACTTGCTCACGCTCCTCCGGCGTCAACTGGCGATAGAGCGCCAGGGTCATGTGGTTGCGGTCTGAATCGGACACAGTGCAGGTGATCTGGTTGCTCATAAGTACCTCCAATCATATCCCAAAGGCCAAAGGTATGGCCTAATTATACAAAAGGGGCTGTCATTATGGTAATTTATATTTCCGGAGGATTGCTTGCCTTCTTGCTGTGTGGCTTGATTTGCTATGTCATAACGCGAGCCAAAGGATGGGCGTCGTCCGCATGCTGGGCCCATGCCCTTGGTGGTTTTCTTCTCGGCCCATTTTGGCTGCCTGTATGTATCAGCAAGCCCAGATATACTCCGGGATGCGAAAAGGTTTGCAGGATGGGTGCGCCTGCCTTTGGCGTATGGTTGGCGATCGGCACAGCGTTGAGCGTTATCGGTGACGCTTTGCTTCTGAGTTATTCAATCTTTCACTGGCAATATGGGGCACTTGGAATTTTTATCGTGCCTATTGGTATTTGGGTTTTGCTTATTTTGGATCAACGCTGTTAATATAAGCAAAAACGTTGTGGAGGCATCGGACGGAACTGAATAAGAAGTGCCCCCGTCGCCTCTGCAACAAGCGGCGGGGGCACTTTGCGTTTCCGGCAGAGGGGGTGTCTGCCTGTCCGCATGGCTACCGTAACAAAAAAGACTATAAACCCGCAAGGCCCACATTGTGACTTTGCGCAGAAACAAACAGAAAAATCTATGTGCTTTTGGGGGCTGAATTGTGACTTTACAAGAAATATGCGCGGAACGGCGAAAAAAGTTGGGCATCACCTATCAGCAAATTGCCGACCAGAGTAATCTACCGTTGTCTACCGTAAAAAAATTTTTTTCAGCAAAATCAAAGACCCCGGCCATCACAACGGCTGGGCCAATCTGCAAGGTGATGGGCGTGTCCATTGACGAGTTTTGTGGGATCACCGACAAGCTCACCATGTCGGAGGAGGTCCTCAGCGCTAAAAATGATACACTCCGCGCCCACAAAAAGGAGCTGGAAAAGCATCTGGTTGATAACAGCAAAACCATGAAGATCATGATGGATGGCGTCCGTACCCGTAACCGGATCATTGCCGCCCTGCTGGTGCTCCTGTGTCTGGTTGCCATGTATGCGCTGTATCTGGACTTCCACTGCGTCCAGATCGGCTTCTGGCGTGGGTGATCTATGGCACGCTATCCGAAATACTACGTCCGGCCCGATGGCCTTCACGAGACGATCCTCCGGATCAACGGCAAGCGTAAGGCCTTTCGGGGAAAGACTGACAAGGAGGTCTGGGAGAAGGTCAAGGCATTTGACCGGGAGGCGGACCGCATCGAAACGGAAAAGGCCGCTGTATTTGAGAAAATCGCAGACGCATGGTGGGCGGAGATTGAACCGACCTTAGAGCACAACACCCAGAAAAGCTACCGCCCCGCACTGGCTCGGGCCAAGAAGGAATTTGCCGGGCGATTACCCGGCGAAATCACCGCGAAAGAGATTGACCAGTATATCAAGGACTTCGCCGCCACCCACGCCCGAAAGACCGTGGTGACCCAGTTGCAGATCATCCGCCAGATCTTCCGAAAGGCCGAAGTGGATGGCGTTATAAGCTACAACCCGGCCAGCGCCGTGAAGCCGCCTCGAAACCTGACGCAAACCCACCGAGACGCGCCCCCTCCGGAGCAGATCGAACTCATAAAAAAAAG